TGCTGATAATGGTGTCATAACTCCAGAATAAAGTGCTGCTATCATTTTTACAATTGGTGTAACAAAGGCAATAACTGCTTGTCCCATAGGTAAAAATGAATCCATAAATACGTCACCCATTCCCTTTAGTATATAACCTAATGCATGTATCTGTCCTTGCATTTCCTTCTGCCCTTTTTGTCTTTTAACTAAAGTTTTTAAATCATCTTCATTAATATCACTAAGCTTTTTACCATTCTTTAATTGTTCTATACCAGCAGCTTGTGCTTCTTTATCTAAATGGGAGAATTTTTCTCTGATATGTAATCCGTTAGCTAATTCGGAAACTTGCATACCAGTTGATTGAACAATAGCATCTTGTTCAAATTTTGTTAATTTAGTAATATCACCAACATTACCAACCGCATCTAAAACAGCCTCATACATACCAGGCATATCACCGGCAGCTGCTGCTGACCTTGCTATACTTAAATTAAAATTCTTACCTAAAATTGCTCCAGCATTTAACTCATCCGTTAAGCTGGTTTCAAAGTTAAGTAATTTATCTGCCATACTAGTCATTTGTGTAATGCTAGTACCCATCTTTGCAGCTTGAATAGCTGCAGCTCCCATTTCTTCAACAGAACCATGAAAGTAATTGTACATGGCTTCCGAGTTAGCCGCCATATCGGCTATCACTTTAGTAGGTGCAACTTTTGCTAATTTTGCGGCTTCTACTGTGTTGGCAATTGCATATTGTGCCTGTTCTTGATTTAAGTGTGCCGATGATTGGAATAAATGATTTAATTTTGTTTGGTCATCAACAGCTATACCAAAGTTTGCGTTGAGTACAGCCATAGAAGTCAAAACAGCATCAGATGCTCTTTGTGTACCATGAAATGCATTGTAAAAAGATGCTGCATATCCTGCTACTTCTTTCATGCTTATTCCTAGTGCTCTGGTCTCTGCACTTATTTTACTTATTTGACGTTCTACATCTTTGGTTTGTGAATTTAGTAATCCAGTAGATTTTCTAAACTCCTCAGCAGCTGCTTCAATTTGATGCATTCTAATAACACCCAATGCAAGTGTTGCTACTATTGCTGCTACTATTGCTTGAGGACCAGCTAACATTGGTGCTATTCTAGCTGCTGCTACACTTAATCCTCTTATTCCTCCACCTACACCACTTGTTAAAGCTTTTGTAAAAGTACCTCCACTTTTTAAAACTTTGTTAAATGAACCAGTAAAACCTCCAGTAAACGCTCTACCCATTCTGTTTATGCCACCATTTATCTTATCAAATGGTATCATATTACTCATCATCTTTCCGATAACAGGAATATCTTCCAGTTCATGTTTTAAATGATGTAGTTGGTCTTTCATCTTACCAGTAACACCATCAACTTTACTTGCTACTTTTTCTAAAATTTCCTTTCTTTTTGTTTCTCTTGCTAAAATTAATGATGATGCTTGTAAATATTGTCTTACTATTGTATTTTGCATTTGAAGGGCAACTACAATTCCTCTATTATTACTTATTTGTTTTGTACCTAAAGCAAGATGTCTTTTCTTCAATTTTTCAATTGCCTCCTCTGCCGTTACGGCATCTTTAATACCGGAAACAATTGATTTTTGAAGTTCCACTTCATTTTTTAATGCTTTATTAACCTTACCATGACCCTTTAATAATTCATCATAATCTTTGGTCATAGATGCGGTTAATTTTTGCATCTCCTTTAAGTCATTTAAACTTGTATCTGCCATAAAGCTTTAATTATTTTTTAGTAGCCCATTTCTTCATAAAAGGTGGAACTTCCAATCCTTTATCAATCAAATCATCAATCAATACTCTAGCTCTATCCATATCAGCATCTGCGGCTTTAACGGCAGATTGAATATCTTTATCATTTTTGATAGCTTTTTCAATCTGATATCCCAATACTTTTCCAAGTAAAGTCATTATCAAACTTTCTTTTATAATACCATGCTTTTTAACAACTTCTCTAAAAAGTTGTCTATCTTCGTTTGTTACTTTTAATTTCATAATAGACGTTTTTGTATAATCATAAATATTAGGAATAAAAAAAGTGAGGATTATCTCCTCACTTTTATCTTAGAATTAGCTTTCTGATTTGATTCTTCCTGCTGTTTATTTTCTCTCTTTTTTGCTTCAACCAATTCATTGTAATAGAATAATCTCATATGAACCGGCATTGCATATACATCTGATTGTATAAATCCCACACCATAATAACATAATTCGAAAATTTGTTTATGTAGGATTTTAAAATAGTTATTCGGAAGGCCAAAAAAAGCCTACGCCCATTGGAATCGAGCGTACCTCCTTTTCTCCACTATCGGGATTTTCATATTCAAATTCCATTTTAACATCAGGTGACATTTTTTTAATATGTTCTCTGAATGCTTTTGTATCTTTTGTTAAAAATCCGTTGTTAATAAAATTAGTAATATAACCCATTTCACCATTACCATCAACCGAAGTAATCATAAATCTATATCGTGTTGTTAATTCAAACGATGCATCTTTATTCATTTTTTGTAAAGCTTTGATTTCGGTATCAATTTGCTTTTCATCACCATGTGTAAGTAACTTAAACTCTAATACATTTTTAGTTGTTGGAGTTGTGAATGTATAACGATTTTGTCTATTTAAAACACTCATATCAACATCTTTTGTTTGTACAGTTCTTAAATCTACAACAACTTCGCTTTTGTTTTCCATCTCATCTTCCATCTCAATTTTATATTCGTGACCATATCCTAAGATACGAGTTGCTAACATAATAGCATTTTTATCACCAATTAAAATATCATCTGGATTAACTTCATTATCTACAATAATAGATTCGAATAATTTATCCAAAACTATACCTTTTTTGATAAGATTTGTTGATGCTAGAATTTCTTCTTCTCTAGCAGTCATATACTTTATTTCAAGCGTACCTTTTGATAGGGGACTTGATTCTGGGTAACATCTACCTTCCGATGGTAAGGATATAACCTCTGTTGGGAATTGATTTTTGTTCATAATAAACCTTTATTTGTTTGTATATAAATATATAATTTTAAAAAAGTTGGCATAAAAAAGGGATATCTTTCAATATCCCAATTTTTTTTATTTTTCTTAGATTAGAATTCAAGAATTGCGTAATCGTAAGTCAATGTCATTGTTGCAGTTGCTACTTCATTTGAAGATGCATCCAAATCACCAAAGTTTACCTGTGTTGGGAATGCTCCTATCAATTTCCATTGTTCAACTTTATCACCAACTGGTCCTAACATAAAGATATCAATATCTTTTTTGTAGAAATCAGCGTATCCATCTCTACCAGTAATTGATTCGTGTCCTAAACGAACCCACTCCATTACCGCTTGTGCTGCTGAAGGAACAATTGGGTCATAAAGTGTGATTTCTAAGTCTTGCCATTCACCCTTTCCCTTCAATTGTCTTTTAACGTTGATATGGTCGATTGTTACTTTCTCAAAATTTATTTGAGGTCTGTTACCTGTCTTAACCATAAATGCAGGTATACCTGTATTGTTGAACTGCATGTAAAAGCGGTTCTTCATTTTTGGTTCGAAGGAGGTGTACATCATATCTCCAAAATCTAAAATATTTGCCATTTTCTTATTCCTTTTTTATATTAATAAATATCAGTTTATTTTCTTTCCAATATTATGCGTTAAAACTTGCTCCAGTTGGTAAGATGTTGAAATCAATTACTATGAATTCAGCTGTCTTAGCCGGTTGTAAGAAAATTTGTCCTGCTAATATGTTTCTATCAATTACATCAGGTGTGTTATTAGTTTCATCCATAACAACTCTGAATGCGTATAAACCTTGTCTTTGTTGGATACCCTCTAAGTAAGGATTCACAGTGTTGATAAATCTTCCTCTAGTCGAATCAGTATTTTGTTCAAACACTAAGAAACGAGAAGTAGATGCTATAAACTTCTTAACAGTGATAAGTAATCTTCTTACGTTGATTCTATCTAATGCTGAAGCCTTATCTTGCAATGTCTTCTGTCCAAATGCTACAATACCTTGTCCAGGGAATACAGCTATTGGGTTTACTTTGTTTTCATATAGAGTATCTCTCTCAGCATGCGTTAATCTATTCAACACACTAACTGCTCCTACGATACCACCTCTATTCAAACCAGCAGGTGCGAACCATTCAGCCGCCAATCTATCGTTACTAGCAAATACTGCCGGTAATAATACTGATGGAGGTACGGTTGTTAATTTATTTGTGTTTGTATCAACAGTCTTAACCCAAGGATAGTAAGTTGCTACATAGTTTGAATCTACTGCATTTGCTTGCTCCGTTGCTTCAGTAATAGTATCATCATAATCGTTGAAATCAGCGATATAGAAACAGTCTGCTCTTTCTTCAACCATATCAATTACTTTTGTAGTAATAGATGGGTGTAAACCTCTAACAATACCAGGAGTTACTACCATATTGATATCATACTCATCAGGATTAGATACAGCGTTAATTGCTTTTGTATATGCTACTGAACCATTTGCTGTTGATGTAGAACAATTAAATCCTTGCGTATTTGCTGGTCCCCATACACCAAGATCACCAGCTTTAGCTATCTTTACAGTTGGGTTCATACCATCATATCCACCTTGGAATGCTAATACAAATTGTCTCTTAACCATATCAGTTGATGCTGAACCAGTCATTACATATGATAATTGTGAATCAAATGCGAAATCAACGTTTGCTCCAACTTCTGCATTTATAGGAAGTGGTTTCAAATATTGTTTGTTATCCATTGCCACACCTTCAGTTTCAAAATCAAATCCACTAAAATATATTGGAGATGATGATGTGTTACCAGTTGATTTTGTTTGATAAACAACTGCTGGTACTGTTAGTGCTTGTGCATTATTTGTTGTTTCGATTGGATTTGTGTAAGCTCCATGTCCAAATGGTGCTGCTGATACAGGGAATGTTCCAGCTTCTCTAACTTCCACTCTTACATATTTTGATTGATTTGAGTAATCACCATTTTCAGTAATTTTACCATTACTATCAATAGTCATATATCTATCACCAATTCTTCTAGCTATGTAGTTAGGAGATGCAGGGTCTAAGTTTACATTATTATATGTTTCAATTACACTCTTTCTCTTATCAGTATCGGAATATCCTCTTACAGTTACAGTGAAAGTTGAGTAATCAGTTCCACCATCTTCACCAGCTGCTTTAACGTTAGAAATACCAACTTTAAATTTAGTATTGTAGTTAGAACCATGACCCATTGTAGCAAAACGGAAAAGTTCATACCTTACATCACTTACTATTTGAGATTTAACCCAAGGAGTAAATGCTTCAGAATATGCAGGTGTTGTTTCATCTCCAGTATATTCTTGATTTGGTAATTCTGCTATTGTAATTACAATATTATTTCCACCAGAACCGGTAAATGAACTTGCTACATTTTCAAAGTATGTATAAGTGTATGCTTTTTTAGCTCCAAATGGAGATTCGCCAAACACATCTGATAAATCGTTAGTAGCAGTTGGTAGTATTGATGCTGATGTAAATACGCCAGATGCTGATAAATGGAATGAACCATCTAATGCATCATTACTTACTACACTAGCTCCTTCAAAACCATAGTTTTGAAATCCAGTTTCAGTAGAGTATAGTACTCCAATTAGTTTAGTACCAGGTTTATTTGATGCGGATGAACCACTAGCAAATATACCTAAAGGTTTAACTTGAGTATAACCACCGATACCAGCTACTCTTACTACAGTTGCACTTCCTGCTTCTGATAGATATCTTTGTACTGCATATTCAGTATAATATGTTCCATCAGGCGTTCCGAAGATTTCTTGGAATTCTGATTGTGTTCTCACAATTGTAGGAACGAATGCAGGTCCTTGCTTAAAAGGTCCTATAAATGCTGCTCCGATTTCTCCAACTCCTTGCGCTATGAAGGATAGGTCATTTTCTCTTGTGAAGACCCCAGGGGATACGATTCTTTCTGCCATTTTATTTCTGCTATTATTGTTTTTAAATGCTAATATTGAGTGTGTATAAATATAAAAAAAATACCCAAAACACAAATTTGTTTTTTAAATTTGCACTTTGGGTATTAAATATATATTTCCACCAATCTATTAAGATGGAGTTCCACCATAAGCTCCTGCCGATGGTATAATATTTGCATCTGCATTTGGTTCTGGTATACCAGGCGTAACCGAACCAGATGTTGGTGACCAAGGGAATGCCGTTGCATCTACACGCATCTCAACATATTTGGTTTCATTGATTTGTTTTTCAATTCTTCCCATAATATGGTCCCAATAATTCATACTTGAATTTGAACCACTTACCACATTCTTAACCCAATCTATTATTTGAGTTTCTGTTAATTCTTGGTATGGCGTAAAACTTCCCGTATTTAATTCGGATACTTTAAATGGAGTTGCTCCATCAAAACTTCCCTGATTGCCATCGGCATCAGTTGCTGTCACTTTCCAGTGAGTTCCTATAATAACATCGGATAAATTATCAGTATTTGATTTTCTTAATCCGGTCAATTGCCATTCATATGTGTATGCCATAATTTTGCTTGTTTTATTTTATATAAATATATTATTTTTTGAAAATAATTATTCTTTTTTGTTTATTAGTATATTATTCAACATTTCTTTGATATCAGAAATTTCTTTATTTTGATTTTCTATAATTTTTTGTTGTTCTTTTATAGCTTCAACTAATAAAGGTACTACCTTATCATATTCAATTGTTAAATAATTTTCACCAGTTTTAGAACCGATAATATTATTGTCTTCA